AGATATAAGAGGTGTTGAAAAGAATAGTAAGTCATATTACGAAGATGACATTTATTTTGTAAATGAAGATCAAGTATTTGCTTATAAAAGAAACGAAGACTGGCAGAGTTGCAGAGGGTTTAATTTTGTTAAGCCTATAAAAGAAACTAAAGTTTTTTCAATGGACTCAGAAAAACCAGCTGTTGGTATATTATATTTTAAAGACCCAAGTCTCAAAGGTTTAGACAAGGGTAATTTAGTAGGGTTTAGGCCCGGGGCGGAATATGAATTTGTTATTGGAAAGAACAGACTTTATAGAGTACCCACTAATTCAATCACAATTAAATATGAATATAAAGGAAACGAAGAGGAGTATAATCCAAGCTGGACATAAAGCAGTTGAAGAACTAATTCAAGTTGCTAAAGAAAAAATAGTTGACTCGGATGATGATATATCTGCTGATAGATTAAAAAACGCAGCAGCTACAAAGAAGTTGGCTATATTTGATGCTTTTGAAATTCTAAATAGAATAAAAGAAGAAGAGGATATGCTTGAAAACAAACCTAAGGAAGAAGAGGTTAAAAAAGCTTTTAAAGGGTTTGCTGAAAAAAGGTCTAAGTAATGTACGAGCAGACTTTATATAATGTTGTAACGCCTATAAGAAAAAACACTATATCTAGAATGAATAAATCTAGAAAGTGGAAGTACGGTTACGATAAAGAACACGATATTGTTGTCATTAGCAAAACAGGTCAAATTGGTGAAATATATAATATACAGAACCTAAAAATTGCTTTACCCAAAGCACCTGCTAAAATAGACAAAACTAATAACAAGTGGAAAGTCGAAGAATATCCTAAAGAACTAAAATCAATAACTAGTATATTTGATTGGAGAGAATATCCTGAAGATTTTCAAAATAAATGGGAGGGGTATATAGATGAACAATTTAAAAGAAGAGAAGAAGGTCATTGGTTCAATAACAAGAACGTGGCTACTTACATCACTGGTACTCATTTTATGTACCTGCAATGGTCTAAGATTGACGTTGGGAACGCAGACTTTAGGGAAGCAAACAGATTATTCTATATATTCTGGGAAGCTTGTAAAGCAGACAGTAGATGTTACGGAATGTCTTACCTTAAAAACAGGCGTTCAGGATTTTCATTTATGGCATCAGGAGAAACAGTCAATATGGCAACCATCTCAAGTGACGCTAGATTTGGAATATTATCAAAGTCTGGATCGGATGCAAAGAAAATGTTTACCGATAAAGTTGTACCAATCTCAGTTAACTACCCATTCTTCTTTAAGCCCATACAAGACGGTATGGATAGACCAAAAACCGAACTCGCGTATAGGATACCAGCGTCTAGGCTTACGAGAAAATCAATACAAGCTAAAAAGAGTACAGAAGTACTAGAGGGATTAGATACCACTATTGACTGGAAAAATACAGGAGATAACTCTTATGATGGTGAAAAACTAAGGTTACTAGTACATGATGAAAGTGGTAAATGGGAAAGACCTGATAACATATTAAATAACTGGAGAGTTACAAAAACATGTTTAAGACTAGGTTCTCGAATTATAGGTAAGTGTATGATGGGTTCAACCTCAAACGCTTTAGACAAAGGAGGTTCTAATTTTAAAAAATTATATAATAACTCTAATGTTTTAAAAAGAAACAAAAACGGTCAAACAGCGTCAGGATTGTATTCTTTATTTATTCCGATGGAGTGGAATTACGAAGGTTTTATAGATGAGTTTGGGCACCCTGTATTTAACACACCTAAAGAAGTGGTAACAGGTCCATTAGGAGACATTATAGATGTCGGAGTTATAGAACACTGGGATAATGAGGCTGAAGGATTAAAAGGCGACCAGGATGCTTTAAATGAATTCTACAGACAATTTCCACGCACAGAAGAACATGCTTTTAGAGACGAAGCTAAGAATAGTATATTTAATTTAGCAAAAATATATGAGCAAATAGATTATAACGAAGATTTAAGTAATACTAATGTATTAACAACAGGTAGTTTTCAGTGGGCTAACGGTATAAAAGATTCAACAGTTATATTCACGCCTAATCCTAACGGAAGATTTAAAGTTTCTTGGGTACCTGGAGCAGCTTTGCAAAATAGACAAATTATTAATAAAGGGCTAAAAAGTCCGGGTAATGAACATATGGGTGCTTTCGGATGTGACAGCTACGATATATCAGGCACAACGGATGGTCACGGTTCAAAAGGCGCTTTGCACGGTTTAACTAAATTTAGTATGGAGGATGCTCCTGCAAATACATTTTTTTTAGAATATATTGCACGACCTCAAACCGCTGAAATATTTTTTGAAGATGTATTAATGGCTTGCGTGTTTTACGGAATGCCAATATTAGCAGAAAACAATAAACCTAGATTATTGTATTACTTTAAAAGAAGAGGGTACAGAGGTTACTCGATGAATAGGCCTGACAAAATATGGAACAAGTTATCTGTTACTGAAAGAGAAATAGGTGGTATGCCTAACTCAAGCGAAGATATAAAACAAGCTCACGCAGCAGCTATAGAAACATATATAGATAAACATGTTGGATTACTCGAAGATGGGCAATACGGAGCGATGTATTTTAACACCACTCTTAATGATTGGGCTGGATTTGATATAAATAAAAGAACAAAGTTTGATGCCGCAATAAGTTCAGGGCTGGCTATAATGGCTTGTAATAGACACTTATATCACCCAAGACCTAATGTAGAAAAAAATAAAATAAGTTTAAAAATAGCTAAATACACTAATTCTGGTGGATTTTCAAAATTAATAGAAAAATAAAAATATGGCTGAGTCAGTTATAACAAGTTATTTTCCAAGTCAAATAGCTAGTGATCAAGAAAAGCAATCACTAGAATACGGAACAACAGTTGGTAGAGCTATCGAAAGAGAATGGTTTAATAATGATAATGGCAATAGCCGTTTTAAAAGTAATCAAGTATCTTTTCATAATCTAAGGCTGTATGCTAGAGGAGAACAAAGCATTCAAAAATACAAAGATGAGTTATCTATAAACGGTGATTTATCTTATTTAAACTTAGATTGGAAACCAGTACCTATTATACCTAAGTTTGTAGATATAGTTGTTAACGGTATTTCAGATAGACAATTTGATATAAAAGCATATTCACAGGACCCTTATGGAGTAAACAAAAGGACTAAGTATATGGAGTCTCTTATTAGAGATATGCAGACTAAAGAGTTAAATGAATTCGCAGAAGCTGAGTTTGGAGTTAACTTGTTTGAAAACGATCCAGAGACATTACCGAAAAACAAAGAAGAGCTAGATGTCCATATGCAACTTAGCTATAAGCAGCAAGTTGAGTTAGCTGAAGAACAAGCTTTAAACGTATTGTTAGATGGCAACAAGTATGATCTTATAAAAAGAAGATGTAATTACGATATAACCACGATAGGTATAGGTGCAGTAAAAAATACTTTTACAAAAGCAGAAGGAGCTAAAGTAGAATATGTAGATCCAGTTAATTTGGTTTGGTCATATACTGATTCGCCTTATTTTGATGATATATATTACGTAGGAGAAGTTAAGTCTGTTCACTTAAATGAACTTAAAAAAGAATTCCCTTGGTTAACAAATGATGATTTAAAAGAAATAGCAAGTCAGTCTGTAAGTAATAGTGGTTTTTATAATAGAACTATAAACAATAACGACGAAGACGATTCTAATACTGTTCAAGTGCTGTACTTTAATTACAAGACTTTCACTAACGAAGTATACAAAGTAAAAGAAACAGCTACTGGAGCTTCTAAGATAATACCTAAAACAGATGAGTTTAATCCTCCTGAAGAAATGTATGAGGAATATGGTATATCAAAATTATCTCAGTCGTTAGAAGTACTATATGAAGGAGTAAAGATTGTAGGTGGTAAAATGCTTAAATGGGAGATGGCTAAAAATATGATACGTCCTAAGAGTGATTATACTAAAACTAAAATGAATTATAGTATTGTTGCACCTAGAATGTATAAAGGTAGAATAGAGAGCATCGTTTCGCGTATAACAGGTTTTGCTGATATGATTCAGTTAACGCATTTAAAATTACAACAGGTAATGTCTAGAATGGTTCCGGATGGTGTTTATCTTGATGCAGACGGTTTAGTTGAAGTTGATTTAGGAAATGGCACAAATTACAATCCACAAGAAGCATTAAATATGTTTTTTCAAACAGGTTCTGTAATTGGTAGATCATTTACGCAGGATGGAGATATGAATCCAGGCAAAGTACCTATTCAAGAAATATCAACTGGTTCAGGTGGTGGAAAAATGCAAAGCCTTATAGGTAACTATAACTACTATATGCAGATGATACGCGACGTAACTGGACTTAACGAAGCTAGAGATGGAAGTACTCCAGATTCTAGAGCATTGGTTGGTGTTCAAAAAATAGCTGCAGCAAATTCTAATGTAGCCACAAGACATATATTAGATGGTAGTTTGTTTTTAACAGCAGACCTGTGTGAAGGATTATCTTTAAGAATTTCAGATATAATAGAGTACTCACCAACTAGAGAAGCTTTTATTCACAAAATTGGTAACCAAAACGTTGCTGTGCTGGAAGAAATGAAAAATCTTCACTTGTACGATTTTGGTATTTTTATAGAGCTACAACCAGACGAAGAAGAAAAAGCTGTATTAGAAAACAATATTCAAGCAGCTGTCCAAAGCGGGCTTATTGATTTATCCGATGCAATTGATCTTAGAGAGATTAAAAATTTAAAGCTAGCTAATCAATTACTAAAGATAAGAAGAGTAGAGAAACAAAAGCGTGACCAACAAATTCAACAGCAAAATATACAAGCACAAGCAGATGCGAACGCTCAAGCTCAACAAGTAGCTGCTCAAGCAGAGGTGCAAAAAAACCAAGCTCTTACACAGCAAAAGATAGAATTAGAAAACGTTAAAGCTGGTATTGCTGATCAAAAACTAATGAAAGAAGCTACATTAAAGAAAGAGCTTATGCAATTAGAATTTGAAATGAATATGCAATTAAAAGGTATAGAAGTTAACAATCGTAAAGCAGAAGTAAGCGATAAAGAAGACCGAAAAGACGAAAGAACTAAACTACAAGCAACGCAACAAAGCGAATTAATAAATCAAAGACAAAACAGTTTACCGCCTAAAAACTTCGAATCCTCAGGAAACGATATACTTAGCGGTGATTTCAGCTTAGGTTCCTTCGACCCTAAGTAATAATAATAGTAACAATTATATAATATTTTATCATGGAAGAACAATTAGAACAAGCTAACCCTGAAGTGGAAGTAGCTAAAGCAGAGGATACTAGTCCTATGTCATTCGAAGATGGTGTTATTAAAGTTAATTTAAATGACCTTAATAAACCTCAAGAAGAAAGTGTTCCAGAAGCACAGCCAGAACCAGAAGCGATTGTAAATGAAACAGTTGAAACTGAAGAGGTAGCTGAAGCACCAGAAGCTCCAGTTCAAGAATTACAGCAAGAACCGGAATCTTATATTGAAGAAATAACAGATGAAGAAGTTCAAGAAGTCACTGAAGAATTAGAAGAGCAAGTAGAACAAGCGTTAGTTGAAGCTGAGGCTGGTATAGAATTACCTGAGAATATACAAAAGGTAGTTGAGTTTATGAACGAGACAGGTGGAAGCTTGGAAGATTACGTAAAACTAAATACAGATTACTCTTCTTTAAACGAAGATCAATTACTTAGAGAATACTACGAAAGCACAAGACCTCACTTGGATAAAGAGGATATTGATTTTTTAATGGAAGACAATTTTTCATTTGATGAAGATATAGACGAAGAAAGAGATATACGTAGAAAAAAAATAAGTAAAAGAGAAGAGCTTTCAAAAGCTAAAAATCACCTAGATGGATTAAAAACTAGGTATTACGATGAAATAAAAGCTGGATCTAAATTAAATCCAGAGCAAGTAAAAGCGGTAGAATTCTTCAACCGTTATAAACAAGAGAATGAAGAAGCAACTAGAGTAGCTGAAAGCCAGTTATCTACATTTAAAAATAAAACAGAAAGTCTGTTTTCTAATGATTTCAAAGGTTTTGATTTCAACGTTGGAGAAAAGAAATTTCGTTTTAAAGTAAACAATGTAGATCAGGTAAAAGACACCCAAAGCGACATCAATAATTTGGTCAAGAAGTTCTTGAACGATAAAAATGAAATGAATGACGCTGCAGGTTATCACAAGTCTTTATTTACAGCTATGAATGCAGACAAGATTGCTAATCACTTTTATGAGCAAGGAAAATCCGACGCTATGAAAGCCAGCATGCAAAAGGCAAAAAATATTGACATGAATCCTCGAGGAGCTCATGAAAATGTTAAACCACCTAACGGCTGGACGGTTAAGTCAATTAAGACTGGTAGTTCTTCTAAATTTGGAATAAAAACTAGAAAATAAAACTTAAAAATTTAAAATTATGGCATTCGAAGAAAGCGGAGGAGCATTAGCACATTTGACTCCAAGACCAACACAAACATTATTTAATGACAACTATCTCTCTTTAGCAGAGATGAACTTTACACAACAGTTCTTACCAGAAGTATATGAGAAAGAAGTAGAAAGATACGGAAACCGTACTATCTCTGGATTCTTACGTATGGTAGGTGCTGAAATGCCTATGGCATCTGATCAAGTAGTTTGGTCTGAGCAAGGTAGATTACACATTGCTTATGATGACGTAACTGTTACAAACGGAACTACTATTTCTATTCCAGCAGTAGCAGGTGCTTCAAAAAATCTTATCGGTGCAGGTGCTACTATCGTAATAGCTAACGCAGCAGGAACAACTGTTGAAAAAGCTTATGTACAGAGCGTTGCAACAGTAGCAGGCGTTGCTACTCTTACTGTAACTGGCTATGCAGGAGCTATTAGCTTTACTGCAACTGGGGACGCGAAAGTATTTGTATACGGATCTGAATATGCAAAAGGAACTAGCAATGCTGGAACTTCAGTAGACGCTGCTTTTGAACAATTTAGCAATCAACCAATTATACTTAGAGACAAGTATAACGTTAGCGGTTCTGACACTGCTCAAATTGGATGGGTTGAAGTTACTACTGAAGCTGGAACTTCTGGATACTTATGGTACTTGAAGTCTGAGCATGAAGCTAGAATCCGTTTCGAAGACCAATTAGAAATGTCTATGATTGAAGCTGAAAAATCATCAGCAGGTATTACTGTTGCCAGCTCTACTTTCGGTGGAGGAAGTACACTAAAAGGTTCTGACGGTTTATTCGCAGCTCTTGAAAATAGAGGTCTTGTTTACGCTTCAGCAGATTTTGACGGACCAGACGGGTTAGATGAATTTGACGCTATTTTACAAGAACTAGATAAACAAGGAGCTATTGAGGAGAACATGATGTTTTTAGACAGAGCTACTTCTTTATCTATTGACAACATGTTAGCTCAACAAAATTCTTATGGAGCTAATGGTACATCTTACGGTGTATTTAACAACTCTGAAGATATGGCTTTAAACTTAGGTTTCTCAGGATTCCGAAGAGGTTCTTATGACTTTTACAAAACTGACTGGAAATACTTAAACGATTCTACCACTCGTGGATTAGTTGGAGATATTGAGGGGGTTATTGTACCAGCTGGAACTTCTACAGTTTATGATCAACAATTAGGTAAAAACATTTCAAGACCATTCTTACACGTACGTTATAGAGCTTCTGAGGCAGACGATAGAAAAATGAAATCTTGGATTACTGGATCTGTTGGTGGAAACTATACAAGCGACGAAGATGCAATGAATGTACACTTCTTATCTGAAAGATGTTTATGTGTACAAGGTGCTAACAACTTTGTATTATTGAAAAAAGCGTAGAGCTAAATTAATGTAATTATTACCCTCGTTGAATCTACGGGGGTAATTATTACTCTTATTAAACTATTAAATTATATTATATCATGGCTAAACAAGCTACAGCTAAAAAAGTTGAGGTTGCTCCTCAGCAAGCAGTTAAACCTGCTGTAAAAACACCTACTAAACCAGTATTTGAATTTAAAGACAGAACGTATTATATAGCTACAGGTAAATCTCCTTTAGCTTACGCACTTAACTCAAGACATTCTTCAAGAAAACCTTTATTGTATTTTGACAAAGAGTCTGGTTATCAAAGAGAATTAAGGTATGCTACTAATCAAAAATCTCCATTTGTAGATGAGCAAAAAGGAGAAAGTACTTTAGGTAGAATTGTTTTTAGAAACGGTACATTAACCGTAAAAAAAGAGAATGTTAGTCTTCAAAAATTATTATCTTTGTATCACCCTTTAAAAGATACAATATACAAAGAACTTGATAAAGAAGCTGATTCTGTTAACGAATTAGATTGGATTGAATTAGAATTAGAAGCTCTTACGGCTGCTAAAAGCATTGAAATAGATCACGCTGAAGCTATCTTAAGATCAGAATTTGGAGAGGAAGTTACAAGGCTATCTTCTAGTGAATTAAAAAGAGACTTAATGATATTTGCAAAAAGAAATCCTGTTTTATTTTTGGATTTAGCTAATGACGATCATATTCAATTAAGAAATACAGGAGCAAAAGCTGTTGAAGCTGGAATCCTAAACCTATCTGCAGATCAACGCACATTTACTTATGGTGCTGGAGGTAGAAAATTAATGACAGTACCTTTTGATGAACATCCTTATTCAGCATTAGCGTCTTACTTTAAGACCGATGATGGAATGGAAGTTTACAAAGCAATTTTAAAAAGACTTTAATAGAGTCACTATATAGTAGTTAGGCTGCTTTAATAGTGGCCTAATTATTATAAATAAATAAAAAAATAAATTATGGCTGTAAGCGTAGATGCTGTTTATCAGAAAGTATTAGCAATACTAAATAAAGAACAAAGAGGCTATGTAACTCCTCAAGAGTTTAACCTATTTGCTAATCAAGCACAAAGTGATCTTTTTGAGCAATACTTTTATGACATAAATCAATTTGGTAGAGTGCCTGGAAACAGTACAGAGTATTCAGATATGTTAACTCTACTTAATGAAAAAATAAATATTTTTGAAAATATAGCAGAACCTACTAGATCTGGATTATATTTTATACCACCTAGTGATTTATATAGACTAGGCTCAGTGGTTTACAAAAATACAACAACCGATTCTTTCGGTACTTCTTCAACAGAAAGCGTCGAAGCAGAGCGTATAAATGCAAATGAATTTTTGTACATAAACGCATCACCTTTGACTAAACCAAAAAACGTTAGACCTGTATTTGTATCTAATTCAAGTGGGATTAGAATTTATGGAAATTCAGAGATTACCGATACTACTAAAGTAGAGTTACAATATATAAAGAAACCAGCTAAAGTTGAATGGAACTATCAAATGGTATTTGGAGAAGCTTTGTATGATTCGTCAGCGTCTGTTGATTTCGAGTTACATACAGCAGAAGAAGTAGAGCTTGTTGTTAAAATACTAGAATTATGTGGTTTATTAATAAAAGACATTAGTTTGTATCAAGTAATGAACCAAGAAGAACAAGAGACTATTCAACAAGAAAAAGCATAATATATGGGTTTAATAAATAAAACAGACGAACAATATTACTTAGGTCCAGACGGTGTTTGGGATAGTTGGGATGAGAATTACGGCAGTTACCAATTCACTAGTATAAAAGATATTATAAACAATTTCATAATATCTTACACAGGTGAGGATAAAATTATAAGTAAAGTAAAAAGATCTGATGTAGCTTTTCATGCTCAACGAGGTATCCAAGAATTTAGTTTTGATTTATTACCTTCTGTAAAATCTCAAGAAATAGAAATAGGACCTAGCTTAGGTTTTATATTACCTAAAGATTATGTTAACTATGTAAAATTAACATGGGTTGACGGAAGCGGAGTAGAACGTATCATATACCCTACATCTAAAACAAGTAATCCATTACCATTAACACAAGATAGTAATTACGAATACTTATTTGATAACAACGGGAATATAATTACTGCTGACAATTCTGAAACAAAGAAGAGATTTGAAAAGGCAACAGGTGATTCTCAAAATATGGATGACACTGATACCACAGCTTTAGAAAGTTTTGGAGCTAGATTCGGCAGTACACCTGAGAACATGCAGAAGAACGGTGTCTTTTACATTGATCAAATAAAAGGAAGTATATTTTTTGATTCATCAATGGTTTCAAAAATTGTTACTTTAAAATATATCTCAGATGGTTTAGGATCAGATGAGGAAATGGTTGTTCATAAGTTTGCTGAAGAAGCACTATATAAGCATATAGCTTATTCTGTATTATCTACAAGAGCTAATACTCCAGAGTATTTAGTTAGTAGGGTTAAAAGAGAAAGAGCCGCCGCAAAACGAAACGCAAAAATAAGATTGTCTAATATTAAGATCGAAGAAATTGCTCAAGTAATGCGCAACAAGTCTAAGGTTATAAAACACTAATATATGCCAGAGTTACTACATACATTCAATTCGGGGAAAATGAATAAAGACCTCGATGAAAGATTAGTGCCTAATGGACAATATAGAGATGCGCTAAACCTAGAACTTTCTACATCAGAAGGATCTAATGTAGGCGCGTTACAAACAGTGTTAGGCAATACTCTTAATTCTAATAAAAGTTTAAACCCTACTACAGGAGTTATAACGAAATGGACTTCTAATTTTATATCAAACTTATCTAATCCTAAAGTAATAGGTACACACAGAGATAATATAAATGAAAAGATATATTGGTTCATCGCTTCGGATTCTATCAGTGCAATAGCTGAGTATGATCAAATAGATGACGTTATAGCACCTATAGTGGTCGACGCTCAATCTATTTTAAATTTTAGTACAAACTACTTAATAACCGGTATAAGCGCTTTAGAAGGCTTATTAATGTGGACTGATGATCAAACGGAACCTAAGCTAATAAATATAGAGCAGTGGAAAGAAGCATCAATAGATTTCGGTACTCATACTGTTTTCAATGGTAGAGATTTTTTAGAAAGTGATTTAACTGTAATTAAGAAGTATCCTTTAACCGCTCCAGAGTTATCATTAGCTAACACTAGAGCTGTGGATTCAAACGGTGACCCTGCTGCGGTAAGCAATGTTACTTCGGCTACTTTTACACAAGCAGATCCTGGAGATCCTGCGGAAATAATTGCAAATCCGCCAGGAACATCAAAAACACTTAATTGGTTACAAACTCCTTTACCTTTTTTTAGAGTAGGGGATACTTTATTGCTAACTACAAGTGGAGAAGACGATGATTCAAACCCTCAAAACTACGAAGCTAGAGTTCAAATAACCTCTATCCCAGCAGGTAACGAGCAACCTTATGCTGTTGTAAGTGTATTATCTGTTTCTGAAAATGTACAAACAGGTGATTTACAGTGGGATACAATATTAGAAGAGGATGATCCTTTATTTGAATTTAAATTCCCTAGGTTTGCTTATAGATGGAAGTATGAAGATAATCAATATTCTTCTTACTCTCCGTTTACTTCGGTAGCTTTTTTACCTGGAGAATTTGAGTACAACCCTTTAAAAGGCTACAACTTAGGTATGAGAAACAGCCTGCGTCAGTGTCAGATAACAGAATTTATAACTTCAGATATTCCCGCAGATGTTATTGAAGTGGATTTATTATATAAAGAATCTGGTAAGAATAGTGTATACAGGATAGATACATTTAAAAAAGATGATGAAATTTGGATTGCTAATAAATTTGATATTGAATCAGAGGTAATCAGTTCTATTATACCAGCTAACCAGCTTATAAGACCATGGGATAACGTACCTAGAAAAGCTAAATCATTAGAAGTTAGCGGAAATAGATTAATTTTTGGTAATTATTTACATAATTTTACATTGTTAAATAATCTAAACTTACCTATAAAGCCTTTAATAAATACGGTAATAGGGCCAAATCCTATTTATACAGACGATAACAATGAAGCTATTGGTCAACCTATACCTGGAGTTGCTCACCCTTCTATAAAATCACAAAGAACATATCAAGTAGGTGTAGTTTACCATGATAAATACGGTAGACAAACTCCGGTATTTACATCGGAATCTGCAGCTAGAAAATTACCTAAAGTAGAAGCTAATTTTTACAATAGAATATCAGCTCAGTTATCAAGTTTGCCTCCTGAAGGTTTTACACATTTTTCTTTTTACGTTAAAGAAAACTCACAGCCTTATTATAACTTAGCAATGGATAGATGGTATGCTTCTGATGATCAGAATGTATGGATAACTTTTCCTTCAGCTGAAAGAAATAAAGTAAAAGAAGATTCTTTCTTGGAGTTAAAAAAGAGACATGACTCTAATGACTTCGTTTCTGAACCAGCAAGATATAAAGTTATAGCTATTTCAGATGAAGCTCCTTTATTTATAAAAGAAAAAATACAGTCTTACGGCGCCTTAAGCACGAACTTCTTGGAAACAGGCTTTCCTTTAGAAGATTATTCATACGTAGATATTCCTAAAACAGCTTTTGAAGAGAGTACTATATTTGATGCATCAAAGCAATCAGATTCAATAGTAAGGATAATAGGCGGGTCTAATAAGTCTAATTGGTATGATATAATATCAACTTCATTTTTAGAAACCGGAGATGAAAGATACAGAGTAGCTATCCAAGGTAGATTTGGACCAGACATAAGCTTTACATCTACAGATGGTACGTATGAAAATAGAGTAACATCAGGGTTATCAATAGAAATAGCTGTTAAAAAAACAGAGAATAAAGCCGAATTTGAGGGAAGGTTCTTTGTTAAGCTATATAGAGATCCCACTTTAGAAGCAAACGTATTAACTACGGCTAATGCAGATGAATACGCTATAAATACTTCTGTAAAAGTAGGTTATGTAAGCGGTGCAACTAATCTAGGCAGAAGCTGGTGGCAAAGTTATGGAGCAAACTGGTTTATTGACAATGTTTACGCTATTGTTGGGGGAACAGGAGAAGGCTATTCAGAAACAAACGGTACGTTTAACATAGATATATCTTTCGGAGGTATTTGGCCTGAAGGTTCTGATTTTAACGTAGGTAGAACTGTGTACAGTGAGTATAAAGACTTTGTAGACGCGATAGAATCTACAGGTACTAGATTTAAATGGAAAGAAGATGGTCAAGAAACTGTATATGAGATAACTTCATCTAGCAATAAAAGCAGAATACGTAATTACCGTAAAAGTTCTAGAACAGCATCATTTAACGATGGCTCTAACAAAAGAAAAAGATGGTCTATAACTGCTAAAATAGTTTCAGATCCACCATCAGAGGTTTTTTCACCAACAGAAAACAACTCTGAAAAAGGTTCTAGCGCTTACTCTATGGAAATATTAACGCCATTTTATTTAGAAAAAAGCTTTACTAGCACAATACCAGGTGTATGGGAGACAGAACCTATTGAAGCTACTGAATTAGAACTTTATTATAAAGCATCTAATATATTACCTATAGCTAATCACAACGACGTGCACTACCTACCATGGCATAACTGTTTTTCTTTTGGTAATGGAGTTGAATCAGATCGTGTTAGAGATGATTTCAATGCACCCACAATTGACAATGGTCCTATAGTGTCTTCTATATTAGATGAACCATACGCAGAAGAAAGAAGAAGTACTGGTTTTATATACTCAGGTATATTTAATTCTATTTCAGGTGTAAACAACTTAAATCAATTTATTCAAGGCGAAAAAATAACATTAGACTTAAACCCTAGGTTTGGATCTATTCAGAAACTATGGTCTAGAGACACGGACTTAATTGCTTTTTGTGAAGATAAGGTATTAACTGTACCTGCTAATAAAGATGTATTATACAGCGCAGGAGGGAATGCTTCACTTACAGCTTCCAACAGAGTATTAGGCACACCAAGATCTTATGCTGGGGAATACGGTATTAGTAAGAACCCAGAGTCTTTCGCTAATTACGGCTTCAGAGCTTATTTCACAGATAAAGCTAGAGGTTCAGTTATGAGGTTATCTAGTATGTCTGGAGGTGGAGGAGATGGTTTAACACCTATATCTTCTGTAGGAATGGACGCTTTCTTTGCGGACAACTTAGCTGTGTCTACTTCAATGGTTGGTGGTTATGATGATAACAAAAAAGCTTATAACCTGAGTATCAATGGTTTAACCAGTACTTGGGCTAATAAATTAAAAGCTAATAAGAAAGTGAACGGAGAATGGGTTGAATACACACCTACTTCAACAGTCGCAACATTTAAAGAAGACGTTAAAGGATGGCAAACTAGAAAGAGCTTTGATAACGTTGAAGGCTTAATATCTTTAAATAATAGGTTATATACTTTTAAAGAAGGTTTATTGTGGGAACATGGAACTGCTGATTCTATTAGAGTTAATTTTTACGGTGTTCAATATGATTCATCTATAAATTTATTAATAAATGAACAACCTAACAGTATTAAGTCTTACAATACTTTAAACTATTCAGGTACAAAGTCAAGGGAATATGTGTATAGCAATGATACTTACACAGACATTTCTATAGCAGAAGTAAAAAGTGCAGGTATAATACCTACATCTTCTAGCTTAAGCGAAGCAGGTTGGTACACTAAGTATATAGAAACAGACGTACAAAAAGGAGGTGTTGATCAATTCTTAAATAAGGAAGGTAAATGGTTTCAATACATAAAAGGAGATGAAACTTTCTTTAATACGAATAGTGATAACAATATAGATTCAAGCGATTTTTCTGTTCAAGGTATTGGTAGACCAACTTCTATAACGGGAGATATAACACCTAGCGTATTCAATGTTAGGGTATTCGTTGATCCTTCTTGTTTTACAACAAACCCTTTAAAACCCCAATAGCAATATGAGTACAGTAATTGATAATTTTACAGTAACCGAAGTAAACCACGTTGTTTCTTCCGGAGGAAGCATTCCTTCTACTGTTTTAACATTAAGTCCTTTATCAGGATATGTTATAACTGCTACAGATTTTTCAGCAACAATAGCGTCTCCTCTGCAGTCTGTTGTTTTTTCGCAAGACGGAGAAAACGTTTTAATGACTATAGTGTTTATAGCAGGGTTCACAATTACCAGCGATCTCTCTGTTCCTGTATGTATAGATGGAGCATCTGTTTTGATACCTATAACGCTTAACGGTGTATATAATTCTACAGTATCAAACGCTACGCCTACAAGTAATGGCACTTATGCTGCTAGCGGTAATTTTAATAACACAACAACTGTTTTGACAAAAACATTTACTGCAGATACTGGTAAGTATTTTTACTCTTTACCTACCGCTACATTAGCTACAGGTAACGCTAATAGCTACAATATATCAAACGCAACAACATCCGATGCTAATTCTAATGTGGTTTCTTCAACATTTACAATAGATTATACATTTCCTAGCTCAAACGTTTCAGGAGATGTTATAAATTTTATAGCAGAAGCTATAGAAATATATGTACCTGCGGTGTTTGTTAATTCTTACAGTATTAATTCTTCATCATTACTTACAGGAAGTGAAAGCAGAGTTATAACACTCACTGGTAACTCAGGAGCTAATTACACCTTAGATGTACAAAATTCAGGATCTACTGTAATACTAAACACTTCAGGAGTAATACCTGCTAGTGGCACTGTAGATATAACTATAGCGTTTCCTTCCTCTGTAGCTTCTGAAACATACACTATTACACTTAGTGGTGATTTAAACCCAAACACTATATGTAGCTCAGGTTGTTCTTTAGCTCCTAGTTTTACTATAAGTTCTGTTATACCAACTGCGATAGCGGCAACGTATCAAGCTCATGAAAACCAGAGTACTACGATTCAGTTAAACGGTTCAGATCCTTTGGACCAGCCTTTAACATATATAATAACATCTTTACCTACAGGTACATCAACGCTACAAACTACAGGAACAACCCCGACGATTATAAACGAAAATAATATTCCTTTCACTTTACCAACTGATAGCGATGGGATAAATAATGAAGTTGTTTTTATTGCTGCATCTAACGCTGGAACAGATGGTTTCGGTTTTAAAGTTAATAATGGGACAAATGATAGCGCTGAAGCAACCGCTACTGTAGATATAGTAAGCGAACAAGTTATTTGGGTAGAAACACCGATAACACCTGACGGAGACGGTCAAACTTTTTATACTTTGGGAGATGAAGCTGGAACATTTGGCTTTTATCCTGACGATTTTTATTATAGTAGTATATCATTTTCGTGGACTAGAAACAACCAAGACCCTATTCAGTTTGTTTTTTACACAAACGGAGTGCGGTCAGAAATCCCTACCACAACTGCTTATCTGGGTGCTTTCGGTTTTTCAAAAGATGATGAAACTAGCATATCAGTTAGGCATAGAACAACGACAACATTTTCGAGTTTTGAAATGAGCGTTTGCGTAGTACCTACGTGGGACCCACCTTTTTGCGAAGAACCAACATTTTCGCCATTGACTTTGCATTAGCGACGATACCTATAACAGCTTCGTATATAAGAGATCTACCAGGTGATGGAGAATTAACAAGTGTTACCGAACCTACTATGGAGCTAGACGTAGGCGCCTCAGGTCCATTTAAAAGAACGTTTACAGCAGTTACACCTAGAATCACTTCTGCTCCAGGAGGAGGGGGTAGTCGCTTTGACTATGCGATAATAGTACAAAATACATCTAATGCTGTAGGCATACAGCCGGTTTCAAGCAATATAACACCGTCTAGTATCAGCACCACCGCTGCAAGTACAGTAACATTAACATGGAGCATATTCTTAGAGGTTACCGATGGAGGTACTGTTGCTAGCACCGATGTTTGTGATATAAACATGTTCATTATAGGAGACGCATAAAAAATAAATATATGGGATCAATAACAATAAATTTTGCAAATAAAATACAAAACTCTGTTCAAACAGGAGACATTGCTTATTATACCAATGACGCTAAAGGAACTGTTTTAGTAAAAATGGGAGCGATAACAAGCATTACAAGCAGCAGTATTACATGTCAAATACCTGGAAACACTGTGGGACCTACTAACAATAGTTTTATATTGTTTACTAAAGATAACAAAGCTAATTTAACTTCACTGGTTGGATACTTCGCTGAGGTGCAATTTAGAAACGACTCTCAAGACTACGCAGAGTTGTTTTCTGTTGGGTCTGAGGTATTTGAAAGCAGTAAATAATACGTAATAATAAACTATAAAAACTTAATAAAATGATAGGACAAATTGTAGGAGCAGTATCAGGCATAGCTGGCGGACTTATCGGCGGAGGTAAACGAAGAAGAGAGCAAAGAGAAGCTCAAGCTGAGTATGCTGCAAATAAAGCTAGGTTTGAAGGATTAGATACTTCTAATGTGTATAAGAATATGGAGAATACCATGGAAGACCTTACTGTTAATACGCAGGCTGCTGAGTTTCAAGCAGAACAAGCAAATCAGGGTTTATCTAATATAATGGGTTCAATGCAACAATCTGCAGGGGGATCTGGTATTGCAGCAATGGCTCAGGCCTTAGCAGGTCAACAACAACAGCAAGCAAGACAAGCTTCTTTAGATATAGGTAGGCAGGAGCAAGCTAATCAGATGGCTGAAAGAAAACAAGCTGGTCAATTACAATTATACGAAGCAAAAGGTGAATTAATATCCAGAGACGCTGAACAAGAGAAAGTAAGTACAATGCTCGGTATGTCTCAACAAAGATTAGCGGACGCAACCCAAGCTAGACAAACAGCTACCAGTAGTCTTATTGGAGGTATTGGATCCGCAGCAGGCGTAGGAGCAGAAGTGTTTGCAAAAGGCAAATTAAGAACGGCTTTGGATAAATATAATCCAAAAAAAGAAGTATAAGAATATGGATCAAGGATTAGTAAGGGGAGAAGCCTTAATAGGTAAGAGCAAACAACAAAACTGGGCAAAAAGCTTCCAAGAAGGATTTGAAGGTGTTTTGCAAGAGGCCGCTGTAAATAGAGCAAAAGATTTAGCAGAGAAAAAGGCTATTAATAATCGAGTAGGTAATTATATAAATCAATTAAACTCAGATATAGATTTAACTGAATTAATGCCTTCTCAAAATAAAGCGGTTAAAGACTATTTAGTTGAAAACAGGAATAAATATGCAAGTTACGCTTCAGAAATAGCAAAGATAGAAGACCCATCTGACTCTAGATACCTTGAACTTGTTGACAAGATGAATGGAATTAAAAGGTCTTTTGGGAACTTAGCTGGTCAACTTAAAAACTTTAAGCAAGATAAAGTATCATATTTAAAAGATTTTGATGACAAACGTATCTCTAATGGTAATACTATTGGTTCTTTAGGAACAGCAGCTAACTTATATACTGAAGACGGAGGAATGAGCGTTGGTGGAGGTGGGCAATTACTTTTTATAGACAAAGATAAGAACGAATACGCAAACTACAGTTCTTTACAAAAACCTTTTCTAAAAGACTTTAAAGCAGCAGATAATTTACTTAAGTTGAATGAAACCGTATACAAGTCAGGCCAATCTTTAAGTGGAGCTCGAAAAAATATGATTAAGAATCGATTGAAAAACATGATAAATTCCGGAGGTAGAGACACTTTACTTTCTTTAGCTTCTGATGATTTCCTTATTGAAGGCGGATTAAACTTGCAAGATCCGTCTATATTTGAGCCAGGTAATGAAGATTTACTTTCTAGGAAAGTATTAGATAGTTATATGGACGCTTTATCTGATACAGCGACACAAGGAGCTGCGGATGCGAGACCAGCTACAGGAGCAGGGAGTAGTGGTTTTTCGGGAGCATTAAACGACGAAATTCGTTTAGCTGAGCCTGTTGTTGCTAGAGATGCAGTTAATTTTGCTTCTATCGCTAATATTAAAGCAACTAGTCAGCAAACAGAGCAAAAAACACAGGCTATCGTGCAAGCTATAAATAATATAGATCCTACGTCTAACGAGAGACCGTACATATCTAGAGGTCAAATGTTTGATTACTTTACGGAAGCAGGAGATTATGACAGCAGAGAAGAAGCTGTCACTCAATTTAAGAAAAAGTACGGTAATGCTCAGATATTCAAGTTCAACCCAACATACGCTGGTGAATCTAGACCTTTAGCTGTCAATGTAAATAACCCTAGAGAATTATACGATCTTTATATACAAAGCTCAAACCTATCAGGTAAGGCAGCAAATTACTTCAGAGGGCAATTTGACAACTACACCAAATCTTCAGAATCAAGCGAATCTAAAAATAACAAAAACTCTTCTACCGGAGGGGGTTCATTAGACAATCTTTAATTAAATGGAAAAATTATTCAAAGTACTTTCTGAACAAGGTAAATATACTAAATCTTTCGAAGATTTTCAAACACAGTTTGGATCTACGGAAGGGCAGAAAAAACTATACGGAGCGTTAGAAAGCGCAGGTGATTATACTAAATCTTTCGAAGACTTTAGTAACCAATTCTTTAGCAGCGATGTAGCAAAGATAAACGACTCTGCGAGTGCGGACCCAACTGTGGAGTCAAGCGTTATGGGGTTCAAATCGGAAGAGCCTTTATCGGCGTGGCAATCTATTAAGAATACATTCAAGAAAGCTGGCGAGCGTATTTATGATGTTGTTGAGTTTTGGGGTACTGACGAAGGAGCTAACTCTGGACTAGATATAGCTACAAACTCGGTTTATTCTTTATTGTCAAGCCAAGAAGACGTAGATGAATATGCTAAAAATAACCCTGGGTTTATGTCAGAAGGCTTAGGTTCGGAAGCAACTATAGAGGCTATAAAAAAATACAAAGTAGAACAGGATGAGGGCAATTTTGCTACTAAAGGTCTTGTAGCTAGTGCTAAAGATGGGGACGTAGGTGGACTTATAGCCGGTAGCATTGAAGCTTTAGTAAATGCTTTTTCTAGTGGTGTATATTTTTTAGGTACAGCTGGAGCTGGAGTCTTTTCTGAAGTTGCTGCTGAAAATTATATTACATATAACGAACAAAAAGCTGAGAACTTAGGCGTATCTTTAGAGGAACTTATTAGATCAGGTGAAGCAGATAATTTAGCTCCGGTTGGATTAGGTGCTGTTAGTGTTGGATTAGAAAGATTTGGATTTGGTAAAGTTTTAAAAGCTACTGCCGGTAAAAATATAATTAAAAACGCTAGTGCTAAACTTATATATAATAGAAAAGCTAGAAATGTTGCTAATATATTAGCGGCTGGGGGAACAGAATTTACTACGGAGATATTGCAGCATGCTACCGATAAAATAAATGAAGAATTTGGTAGAACAGCAGGAACAGAAGAAGACGCTAAGTTTGTGCAAGCTACTTTCGATGCTATATTTAGTGAAGAAGGGCTTGAGGCTGGGTTGCAGGGGCTAATAGGCGGTGGTGGATTAGCTGCAACAGGAACCGGTTATAGAGCTATGAACACAATAAGAACCACTGTAGATGGGGATTTAATTGATAAGAACTTAGAGGACTTAAGTAAGCTAAGAGTAAAATTAAATAAAGCCACTGATAAAACAGAAAAAGCTGGCATACAAAAACTAGTAGATACTAAAATATCTGAAATAGCTGACTCTGTAAGAAAAGGTGAAGACATATTTAACAGCCTTTCAGAAGGGCAATTAAAAGAAATAGAAAACTTAACCGACTTAGCTGATGCTTCAGCTTACCAGGTTATAGAATTGGATAAAAAGCTTAGGGCAGGTGAAATTGATAAAGCAGGATATGATTTAGCTTATCAAGGTTTTAAATCTGAATACGATAGCGTACGTCAGCAGCTTATTGATATGGAGCTTGAAAAAAATATAGGGCTAGCTAAAGAAGAAGCTGATGTTAGAGGCTTAGACTTTAAAACGTTTGAAACAAGTAAAGATGTTGCAGATTTTGTTGAAAAATCTAATATGCCTGAATCTGAAAAACAAAAATACCTTAACCCTAAAGATCCTAAAACAATAATATCAGCTTTTATAATTGGGAATAAAATAGTTATAGATAAAGAAGCCGCTAAAAAAACAGGATCTATAAATGTTGGTATGCACGAATTTTTGCACCCTGTTTTAAATAAACTTGTAGGAGACGTTAAAAGCCAAAGAAAAATGGTTAAGCAGTTCCGAAAATCTATGACTTCTAGTCAAAGAAGGTTTGTAGACAAGTCTATAAAAGACAGGAAATACACAGGTGATACTTATTATACAGAATATGTGAATATATTTTCTGATGCTTTGCGTAAAAAGCAAATAAACTATGATAAAACTACTTTTGAGAAAATAGGAGATGCTATAGTCAGTTTGTTTAAACCAGTGGGATATACTAATATAAGTTTTGAATCAGGTAAAGATGTATATAACTTTATTAAAGAATATGACCAAAGCGCCGAGCAAGGTAAGTTTACTGCTAAAGCCAAAGAAGCTCTAAAAGATGTAGACTTGTCAGACGCAGGCTTATCTACAGCTAAAATACAAAAATCTCAAACAGTAGAGCAAGCAGAAGCTAATCTACAAGCAGCAGAAGATGCTGATCCAAATGACCCTAGCTATCTTGATAATTTAGAGAAAGCAGAAATTGCATTAGAAGAAGCGGAAGAAGCAGCTAAAGCACCAAAACCGGTTGCTGAACCTGTTATTAAAAAAGAAGTTAAGCCTAAAGCCAAAGTTGCAAGACCTGAAAAACCAACAAGAACCACAGACTTAGGACCTAGAGATCCTATATCTAAAAAAATAATGTCTACTTACAACGAAGGCATGGAAAGCGTTGATAGACCTGAGTATAAAGCTAATAAACCTCTACCGTCTTCTTTAGAAAGAAAATTAATACCTTTATTTGAAGGTTATATTAATACTATTGTACAACAAAAGTTTAAACAAGCAAGCCCTGAAGCTTTAGAATTTCAAGACGCTTTGTCTATATTAAGAGCTGAGGTAAGTAATGCTATACGTACATTTAATCCTGCTAAAAACAAAGACTTAGCTGGTTACGTAAAGAAAATAGTTCAGACTAGGCAATCATTAATGTTTAAGGATGCTAGCAAAGAATTCACGTCGGATATAGAAGGAGATGCTGCTAAGGGTGTTGTTGCTACAGAAGATGAAGTAAGTGTTGATAGAAGTGGCGCTGTAGAAAGAGGCCAAGCTACTTTTGATCAATTAGAAGTTGTTGACGATGCTTTAATCGAAGATATATCCCAAGAGTTAGAAAAAGAGATAAGAGTAAGAACGCAAAAAGGAACATTGTCAGAAGCTCGTAAAGTTACTCAAAAAGTAAAAGGTAAATCATACGAAACTTTAGTGTCTTGGATTGAAGACTACGTTGAAAAAACATTGTTCAAAAAATTAAGTAAAAAGTTAGGTGCTGTTGGTCAAACAAAAGACAAGATTACTGGAGAGCAGAAAACCCGTATACCAGGTCCATACATAGACTTTTTAAACGATAAAAATACTTTTGATATAATTACTAAAGCTTTACCTATTAAAGTGCTTAAAAGTAACTATAGCAAATTATTCAAAGTAACTAAAATAGGTAGAGAAAAAACAGCAGAAGGTAATCCTATATTCAAGGTAGAGCCTACAACCCCAAAAGCTTTTTTACAATACTTTTTAGATGGTAAATATGGAACGCTTTTAGCTAGACAAAAACAGTTGTTTAGGGAAATACTTAGACCTGTAGCAAAAGAAGTTGTTGCTGATTACGCTACTCCTGAAAATTTGATTGAATTAAAATCAATACAAGAGCTTGCTCCAGCGGAATCTATAGACGCTATAGAAAACATAGTTTTAGACACTCAGTTAGCAAACCTTGAATCAAAGTTAGATAGATACAAAGGAGAAGAAAGAAGTTTTGATGTTATACAATTTAGTAAAGAAATAGATTCTAATGCTCCAAATGTAACTAATGAATTACTTTCTTTAGCTGGCCTTAATGCTGGTACTACTTTATTAAAAGACTCTAGTCAAGGTAAACAAAAGTTTTATATAGATAGGTTAGAAAAATACTACGAAACAAGAGAAGAATTTATGAGATTTCTACCTCCTTCTATAACAAAATTTAGAACATTAGCAGCGTCTATACTTGGTTTTGTATATAGAGAAGATGGGTCTTATTACGATTTTTATAAATATGATTACAAGAAAGCAGTTAATGAAGAAGGAGAAACGATAATGGATAAAAAGCGGCTTAACGATTTATTCGAAAGAGGGAAAGCTTCTTTTAAAAATAAACTTCTTGATTCCAAGGGCACCGTATCCGAATACTCTGATACTACAAAAAGCCTTATAGAAGAAGTAAATAAATTAATTGAAGAAGCAGATCTGGGAAGGCTAACACCTAACCTTCACTCAGGTAGAATTGCTGCAGCTAAAGCACAATTAAATAAAAATATAGTTATTGAGGCCTCATTAGCTCAAGAAGTGCTAAACCACTTAGGTAAAAACAATACGCTTAACACAAAAATAGCTGAGCTATATATAAGTCTTTTAAGAGATTTTGTCAAAGCATCGAAAAACAAAAAACAAGTTAAAGCATCTGTTGTTAATATGTTATTAGCTACAAATAATACCGTTAATGGGTGGAGATCTTTATCTTTTATATCTAGTATAATATATAATAAAAACAAAGTTACTGATTACTATTTTGAACACAATGATTCAATGAAGTTCGTTCTCCCTATTATACTTGTTCAAGTATTAGGAAAAGGCCCTATATCATTTGAAGTAGATTCTTCTTTAATACCTGTAGATTTAGCTAATACAAAAAACAAAAAGCAAAAAACTAAAGTAGGTAGCAAATCAGTTACTTATGAATTTTATAAAAAAGAATTATCTAAAGATAAAAATTTAGAAATTGTGACTATACAAGCGTCTAAGAGCGAAAGACTTAGCGTTGATGTTTACCACGGTGGAAATATACAAAAAACAGGTGACATAAATGGTATAGTTTATTTTTCAGAAGATAAAGCTCAAGCTGCAGAATATGCTAAAGGTAATTACGGAGAAGTTAAAAACTTTGTGATAAAAGCAGAAAACGTTGTTTCAGAAGAAAAAGTATTTGAAGTAATAGAAAAGCTGGGTATTCAGCCTAAAACAAAAGGTTATAAAGTAGATGAACTTAATTTATATGAGTTAATTGACCCTAGATTTGAACAAGAATCATTTTCTAAAAAAGATTTAAGTAGATTAACTAAAGCTCTTAAAAAGAAAGGTATAAAAGCTTCTAGGTTTACTGATACTGATTTGAAAACAGGTAAAGACACTACCAATATAGTAGTGTTTGATAAGTCCATAATTCAAGAATCTGATATTCAGTTTTCTAAAGGAATGAACGAAGTGTTTAACGACATGATTGAAGGAGCTACCGGTATTGAAACCTATAAAAGATTTTCTAAAGCTAAAGGTAAAGTAAGAGGTAGAAATAAAGGTAGATTCAAATTCTTTATTCCACCTTCAGCTGATGATTTTGCTGGACTACTATATAGATTATTAGGTAAAAAAGAACAAGGAAATCTTGACGCGGCTTGGTTTAAAGAAAAACTTTTTGATCCTTTTGCTAAAGGTATTAGAGACTTTGAAGCTTACAAGCAAAGAGCAACTAAAATTGTAGCTAAACTAAAGAAAGATATAAAAAATATACCTTCAGGTTTATCTAAAATTAATGAAACAGGTTTTACTAATGAACAAGCTGTTAGAGTATACTTATGGGTTAAGAACGGTCATGACATAGATGGATTAACTGCTACTGATCAAAAAGAGTTAATAAAAATAGTTAATGACAACCCTGCTTTAAAAAGATTTGCAGAAGAAGTTGATATTGCTTTGCAAGGTTACCCGGAACCTAATAAAGAGTGGCTTGCGGGCAGTATAACTACAGACGCTATAAATATGGTTAACACTGCTAAAAGAGCAGAGTTTCTTAAAGAATGGCAAGCTAATGCTGATTTAATATTTTCAGAACAAAATTTAAATAAGCTTAGAGCTGCGTATGGAGATAACTACGTAGAAGCTTTGAAAGATATGTTATACCGAATGAAGACTGGTAGAAACAGACCGTCCGGAGCTAACAAGCTTACTAATAAGTTTATGAATTGGGTAAATGATTCTGTAGGAACTATTATGTTCTTCAACACAAGATCGGCGTTACTTCAAACATTGTCTATAGCAAACTTTATTAACTGGGGAGATAACAATCCAGCTAAAGCAGCAATGGCTTTTGCAAATCAAAAACAATTTTGGGCTGATTTTGCAATGCTGTTTAATTCAGACTTCTTAAAACAAAGGAGATCCGGATTAAAAACGGATGTTAATGCTGATGACATTGCAAGCGCAGCTGAAACCTCTACCAATAAAGCTAAAGCAGTTTTAGCTTCAATGTTAAAAATGGGATTCTTACCTACGCAAATGGCAGATAGTTTTGCTATCGCAATGGGTGGTGCTTCATTTATAAGAAACAGAATAAACGCTCTTAAGAAAGAGGGCATGACCGAAGCAGAAGCCACGGATAAAGCGTTCTTAGATTTTCAAGAAATAGCAGAAGAGACACAACAGTCTTCAAGACCAGATAGAATATCTCAACAACAAGCTAGTCCATTGGGTCGTATTATATTAGCATTTGCGAATACTCCTATGCAATATATGAGATTAACTAAAAAAGCTTTCTTGGATCTTAAAAACGGACGTGGAGACAAAAGAACTAATATATCAAAGATAGCTTATTATATGTTTGTACAAAACATAATATTTTCCGCTCTACAAACAGCTTTGTTTTCAGTCTTGTTTGACGACGACGAAGAAGAGCTTGACAAAAAAGAAATAAGAATAGCTAATTCAATGCTTGACAGTATTCTTAGAGGAGTTGGGGTTTATGGAGCAATTGCATCTACAGGTAAAAACATATACTTAGAAATAGATAAGCAGTCTAAAAAACCTAAACCAGATTTTACTCAAGCAGCTATTAGATCTTTAGATTTATCGCCACCTATATCTTCGAAGATTAGAAAACTTATGAGTGCAGGTAGGGCTTTTAGCTTTAAAACCACAAGAGAAAAGATGGTAGGATTCGATTTAGATAATCCAGCTATATACGCAGGAGGACAAATTGTTTCCGCATTGACAAATATACCTTTAGATAGAGCTATTAAAAAAGCGGACAACTTAAGGACAGCTGTTGATAATGATACTAAATTTTGGCAATCTGTAGCTCTTGCTTTGGGTTATAGTAAATGGGATTTAGGATTAGTAGAAACATCTAAAACTAAAGGTAAGAAAAGTAAATTTGGAGTAACGAGTAGTTGGAAACGACCGATTAAAAAAAGAAAATTCAAAAGAGGAGAATAATATGAATGCAAGTGGATTAAGACTTTACATTATAAATGGCAGTGCGGTCGGTGTAGTTAATTTTTCGCAAATAGAAGATTGGCTAAAAATAATATTATTAATAGTTACTATAGGTTACACCGTGGCTAAGTGGTCTAGAATAAAAGACGAGGAAAATGAGTAAATATTTTAAAGACAAAGAAGAGAATATGAATGTTGATTTTCTTGCTAAATTAGATGAGGCAAGAGAATACGCTAATATACCTTTTATTATTAATTCTGCTTACAGAAGTCCAGAACACCCTTTATCAATTAAAAACCCTTCATCAAGTCATATTAAAGGTTTAGCAGTAGATATAAGTGCAAAGGATAGTAGAACACGCTTTTTAATATTAGATGCTTTATTAGCAGTTGGATTTAATCGTATAGGAATAGCAGATACATTTATTCACGT